GGCTTGGAGTGTCCGAGCGGGGGCTAGTTTATAAAAGAAAGTATGGAACATACTCGCTGGAAGATCTAAGCATTATATTTGACCGCTTTGGCTTCTCCATAGAAACCATTGCAAAGGTTTTTCGGAGAGGAGCAAAGAAATGAAGCTGGTCGCAAATTGCTTGCTTGGCATTGACATGTTGTTCCTTATGGCCATAGTAGCCGCCCTAGACTACGGGGCATTCTCAGCAGCCACATTAGTAGAGTGTATGATTTTAGGTTTAGTGCTTGGAGTGCTATTGGCCTATTACATAGATTTATTGGAATTTGAAGAAAAGAGGAGGAGCAGGAAAGCACGTGAAAGCAAGAGGAAGACTAACAAATGTACAAGTACCGTTCAGAGCAAAATATCCGGTTATATCCTTCGAGATACAAGCAGATCCGGAGGACTTAGAAAAGTACATTGATAAGGATTTAGATATAAATTTTTCCAAGCACAGAAGACACCGTAGCCTTGATGCAAATGCTTGTCTTTGGGCTTGTATCGGAGACATTGCAAAGGTGTTACATCAAGACACTTGGGAAGTTTACCTCCTTATGATTGAGAGATATGGAAAATTCACACATATCCTCGTTAGGCCGGAGGTGGTAGAGGCGGTCAGGACTCAGTGGAGGGAGACAAAAGTAGTTGGAGAAACAACGGTAGACGGAAACCCAATGATACAAATGCTTTGTTATTTCGGTTCAAGTACATATAACAGTGCAGAGTTTGCCAGTTTACTTGACGGAGTAATATCTGAGATGAAGGAAATGGGATTAGAGACACCAACTTCGGAGGAAATGAGAGCGCTCATTGCTGAATTGGAAAGGAAGAGGTAGAAATCATTGAAAATCGAAAACTTTGAGGAAGCATTCAAGGGAATCATAGCCGGACTCGACTATTTAACCATAAAGAAACTGGAGTACGAGTTTAGACGATGGGAAAACGGTCTAGGGCCAAAACTTAAACTAAGTGAGAATGAAATTTTGACTTTAAATTATATCAAGGATAAAGCGAAGAAATGCTAGGGGGGAGCAAATGGCAATAACAACGATAGAAAAGGAATCTTATATGCTTTATAGGGGCTGGAGTCCTTTATTTGAGAACCTGCCAAAGGAACAGCTTGGGGAGTTGTTTTATGCGATTTGCTGTTACCAGAGCGGAAAAGAGTATACCATTGAGGATCCATTGATTAAAGGAATCTTTGAAATGGTTCTAATGCAGTTCAGAAAAGATGAAGAGAAATATATTTCTAACTGTGAGTCTAAGGCAAGAAATGGGAAAAAAGGAGCTGAAAGTAGATGGCAAGACGATAGTAAGTGCCATTCTCAAGAAAGTGAGGAAAATTCAGAAGATGGCAAAAATGGCAAGTGCCATTCCAAAGATGGCAAAAATGGCAAGTGCTATTTTCGCCATACCGAAGAAAAAACTGAAATGGCAAAAATGGCTATAGAGGAAGAGGAAGAGGAAGAGGTAGAGGAGGTACCTACGGTACCAAAAAAGAGAGAGGCGCGTAAACGCTCCTCCACTCCCTCTGTCGACGAGGTTCGTGAATACTGCTTTGAGAGGGGGAATGGTGTGGATGCTGAAACCTTCGTGGATTTTTATGCCTCAAAAGGCTGGAAGGTAGGGAATGCGCCTATGAAGGACTGGAAGGCAGCAGTCCGAACGTGGGAGAAACGAGATAACCGTGCTGCACCGAGGGCAAAGCCAATAGACACGAATGATTATTTGCTTGGAATCATCGAGGGAGGTAGTGCATCATGACAAAGGCAGAGGTTGCAAAACTGATTTATGTCGTAAAAGCGACATATCCTTCACCATTTCAAAAATACACAACGCAGGACCTTGAAAACATGATATCTGCATGGATCATGGTCATGTCAGACTATACATACGAGCAAGCTTCGGCAGGACTAAAGGTGTATTTGTCGAGTGATACGAAAGGTTTTCCACCTTCTCCCGGGCAGATAGTTGATAGCATCCTGAAGATTATCAGTCCGACTATGTATGAGCTCAATGGCATGGAAGCGTGGAGTGTGGTTAGAAAGGCCATGCAAAACAGTGCGTACAATGCCGAGGAAGAGTTTGACAAATTGCCAAAGGCTTGCCAAAGGGCGATAGGGAGTGCAAGCAATCTTCGAGAGATGGGGCAGTTGAAAGTTGAGGTAGTGGAGACTGTTGAGCAGTCGAATTTTATTAAGGCGTATAACACCTACAAGGAGCGCGAACGTGAGGATTCAAAAATTCCAAGCGAAATCAAAGCTTTGATAGATAAAGCCATATCAGAGAAAAGAGCGTTCGAAACGAGACATATGTGCGAATTGGAGGAGAGATGAAAAGCATAATTCCGGGAGAAGATGACAAGAGATGCTTTATCTGCCAGAAATACGGGCCGGAACATGTCCATCATTGCTTGCATGGCCCATATAGATGGCTTGCAGATAAATACGGTTTAACGGTGCACTTATGTGTTTCTTGCCACATGCTGTTGCATGACAAGGGGAGATATGACAGGGAACTGGAGGCACTGGCACAAGAAGCATTTGAAATTAAATATAGTCATGAGGAATTCATGCAGATATTTCAAAAAAATTGGAGGTAGTACATGAATCATATTTGCTTAATTGGCAGACTTACTTCGGATCCGGAAGTTAGATACGCACAAGGAGAAAATCCTATGGCGGTGGCAAGATATACCCTTGCTGTAGATAGACCGAAGAAAGCAGAAGGGCAGCAGGTCGCAGATTTTATTCGTTGCGTGGCGTTCGGAAAGACCGGGGAATTTGCTGAGAAATATCTCCATAAGGGGAATAAGATCGCTTTAGAGGGGCGCATTCAAACAGGAAGCTATGACGACAAAGATGGAAAAAAGGTTTACACAACGGACGTGATTGTAAATCATCACTATTTTTGTGAGAGTGCAGGCGCTGCCCAACCAAAGTCTATTGCTACGGACGAGAACGGGTTTATGAAAATTCCCGACGGACTGGAAGATGACGGATTACCGTTTAACTAATTTGACAAGTGTAAACCAATAGTTGATAGTTCAAGTGGTTGTAAACTATCGGTTTACTACCACAAGGAGAAAATATGATTTCAGAGTATATTTGCGAAAAGTGCAAGACAAAGTACAAGACCAAAGAAGAAGCCATGAACTGCTCAATGAGTCACTTGGGAGCGGATGATTTAAAAGTTTTAGAGGCCATGACAATCTATAAGAGTGATGTTTTTCCGTCAATTGTCACACTGGTAACGAAAGACGGAAGAAATCAGGTGTATCAAAAGTGCGAGGGGTGAGAGGAATGATACAAAAAGTTGATTTAAGACTTGTAAGTAGACAGACGGTCGCTCGGGCTAAAGTAGTTACATATTATGCTGAAGAAGCACTAAATGCGAAAAATGAAGCAGAAAGAGTTATGTATTTAGGACATGCAATCGAAGGCATTGAAGCGTTGATAAAGACCAAGGAAATTTTAGAAGGCACGATTTGAGAGGTGTTAAATGACAAGAGAAAAAGAACTGAAAGAACTTAAATACAGAGAGCAGAAAAGATAAGGAGGACGTAAACATGAAACTTACAAAAGAAATGAAACAACTAATAAATTGCCATTTGCTAGTGGAGTTTTTCAAAGAAAGTGCAATTCCAGAATTAAAGGACACTCTGCCGGAACTGATAGATTCCGTTTATGGCGTAGAGGAAAAACTGGAAGAGTTTTCGGAGTTGATAAGGAAAAAGTCTATTGAGGCAGCGGAGAAAGAAGTGGAGGATTGCCGATGATTCAGATTACAGAAACAGACCTACAGGATGTACCACTAGATAATGTGAACCATCCTTCCCACTATGAGACGGGGAAGTTTGAATGCATTGATGTAATGCTTGAAACACAGGGTGGAGAAGCGGTTAAAGCCTTTTGTATCTGTAACGCTTTTAAGTACCTGTACAGGCACAAGAGAAAAAACGGTGTTGAGGATGTAAGAAAGGCTAAGTGGTATTTAGATAAGTACCTTGAATTAAATTAAAAAGAAAGGGGGTGGGTTGCCGGCATAATCCTATAGGTCCCCTTTTTAGATGATAAAGGTAAATGAATTATTTGCAGGAATAGGAGCTTTCCGTAAGGCTTTAATAAACCTGGATATTCCACATGAAATAGTAGGAATAAGTGAGATAGACAAGTTCGCCATACAATCCTATGAAGCGATGTATGGTCCAACAAGAAATTATGGAGACATTACTAAAGTGACTAGGCTTGATTATGCAGACTTGTGGACTTATGGATTTCCTTGCCAAGATGTTTCTATAATAGGGAAAATGAAAGGGATAGTTAAAGGAAAAACAAGAAGTGGGCTTCTCTATGAAGTTGAACGACTGTTAGAGGTTGCTCAATCTGAAGGAACACTTCCTAGGTGCCTTATTCTTGAGAATATCAAGAATCTAGTTCAAAGAAGGTTTGCAAAAGATTTTGAGAGGTGGATTGATAAGCTCTCAGAGCTTGGATATGAAACAAAGTGGAAGGTGCTTAAAGCATCAGACTATGGAATACCTCAAAAAAGAGAGCGTGTCTATGCGGTTTCTATAAGAAAAAAATTGAATGGTTGCTATTTTAGATTTCCGGATCCAATTCCTCTTCAAATCAAGTTTAGAGACCTATTGGAGCAGAATCCTGATGAAAAGTATTTCCTAAAACAAGAAACATTTGAATACCTTAAAAGCCACACTGAAGAGTGCAAAAGAAAAGGTTATGGGTTTCGGTTTTCTCCTGTCGCAAGAGATGAATGTGAGATTGCAAAAACAATTACTACAGAGATTGGAAAGATAAGAATGGATGATAATTTCATTCAAGAATCAGATAAGGTAAGAAAGCTCACTCCAAAGGAGTGTTTCCGTTTGATGGGATTTACAGACGATGATTTTCATAAAGCGCATTTAGTATGCAGTGACACACAACTTTATAAGCAGGCGGGAAATAGTATTGTAGTAAATGTTCTTGAGGAGATACTAAAGAAACTTGTCCGAATTAACTGATTGCGGAAGGAGGAAACATGAGAAGCTTTCAAGAGTTCAAGTGGCTGTAAACGTCCTTCACAGAGGAAGAAGCAAAGGCCGTGAAGAAGGCTTTTGAGCAAGTGTCTTTGAGAAAACCGCTATTCCTAGAGGAGGAGTGGAAGTGGAGCAAAGAAAAGACTCTTGATTGGTGGAAGCGGAAAGAAAGGATGAATCAATGACGGAAATAAAGACTTACAGATGCGCTTTTTGCGGTCGTGAATATCTTACATATGGAAGTGCAGAGTCATGCGAGGATTCTCATGAAAATCATGAAAAAGACGTAGAAATATCAAGCGTGGTGTACGATTCCCGAGACTGTAAAGGTATGCCTTGTGAAATAAGATTGGCGAACAAAAAACACACGAAACTTGCAACATACAAAATTGCTGATGTTACAGAGAGGTGAATAGAGAATGAACATATATGTAAGCGCACCTAGACGGGGAATGACGGATACTTTCACCGAAAGAATATGTAAGATTATTGGAGTGCTACAAGGACAGTACGAAAAGGGGAGTAATTTCTATTATCCTACCCGCTCTTCAGACGAGAGCCTCGAAAGGTTGGACTTGGGACTATCTATAACCCGTCTTCTCATGTGCGAAGGAGCGCATTTTGCACAGGGATGGGAGCAGGACAAGGCTTGCTGGATTGAGCACGAGATATGTAAGGTTTACGGGATTAAGATATGGAAAGATTAGGGGTGGAAGAATGAAAAAATATGACGAGTATCAGAATTATTTAAACCAAATAACGAATTCGGTGGATAAGAATTTTCGGAGAATGATTCTTATAGATTGCCTTGGTGATTACATGGATGAATTACTAGAACGAAAAAACATCCTCGAATCCGACAGCGAAGAATACAGGAAGCTTGAAAAGCGAAGAGCTGAGATTATCAAACTGATTGAAATTGTTAGCGAGGAAAGAAGACTTGCATATATTCACAAGAATCTTCAGAAAGAGGTGGCAGAATGAAAAAAATAGAGATGTATCAATGCGAGTTTTGCGGAGCGCAATTTGAAACGGAAAAACTTGCTAAAGAGCATGAACAATACCATAAGAAAAATCTTAGCATAGTCGGAAAAATTTATGAGCGAAGTGATGGATTTCCGGGAATCCTTAAAATAGCTTGTGAAGAATCTTCGCTTGTGGCTGTGTATAAATATTGCTGGCTGACAGATTAAAGCTTTCGTGGGGGATGACAATGAATGACAATATAAAACACCTCATACAGCTGATGGACGAAAATCCCGACTTACCCGTGATTCCTGTGGTAGGGCAAGACATAGTTGCCGACTGTACAGGCGAATGGGTGGCACATTTTGGGAAAGCGGAGATAAAGAAGATGTGCATATACGGGGAAAATGTAATTTTTCGAGAGAAAAAAAACGCCATCAAAACTGTAGAGGCACTAGAACTTGAATGGCTGACAGAAGGACGGACGAGAGAGGAAAGCATAGAAAAGCTAAATGGCTACCTTGATGAACTTAGCTGGCTGGAAGCAATCATAGTACATATTGAAACACCGACAGTAGATATTCCGGATAATACGGAAAGGATTTACGAATAATAGAATGAAATAAGGTATTTATAAATAGGGCGGATGAAATGAAAAGAGCAAAACTGCAGCAGGATTAGAAAATATTTAAACATCGATTAGAATTTTTACTTGGAATATAACAAGTAAGAAAGGTGGAAAATGTGACACTTGATGATTATGCTTTCTTGATTTCTCTATGCATTCTATTATCGGGCTTAGTATTGTTTAGTTTTTGGTTTTTAATCAATATCAGGAGGCAATTGTGACTAAAGAGCAATTAAAGAAATATCGGGACGAGAAAAACAGTATCCAGCTCTTGAAAGATGAGATTGAAAAGATGTGCGGGGAAACGGTCCATGACTACGGATACGATTACACAAAGGGATTCAAGAGGATAATCCATCTTGAGGGCTTCAATCAGGAACTCTATGAAAAGAGGCTTGAAAAGCTTTCCGAGATGAAGAGAAGAGCGGAGAAGACAGAAAAGTGGATTGAGTCCTTGGAGGACGACAGGCTTCGCTTTGTAATCAGGAGCAGATACAAAGAGGACAGGTCTTGGAGATGGATAGCGAGGAAGCTTGGAAATGTGTCTGAAGAGTATGTAAGAATTGTAATCCACGACAGATTTTTTGAAAAAGATAAGAAAAAATAAAAATTGTTCGTTTTGTTCGGAAAGTTCGTTTTACAATAATAATGGAGCCAGTGTCGGAACACACATTGCCTTTATAACCTCCT